CTGATTTTATTAATGCCATAAAATACACCTTACTTTCTTTTTACGAATAAATCATTGTTTCTTCCTATTTGTAATCTCTACATATATCCATTACCGTATCTATCACATTTAATTTAGAATCAATTCCATAACCACTCATTAAGTCAAAAGAACTGTTATCTTTTGTATAAACTAAATCGCAATAATGATGCCATCCATCTTCTTCATCATAAGCAAAAGTAATTTCAAGATTTATACCATCAACTATTTTGCATTGCCAAGGTCGTTCGTCAAAACTTTCTGGTTTATTACCATCGCCATTCCATAAAGTAGGATTCATATCATTAAAAAACCCATCTACAATTTTAGTTGCCATTTCTCTTGTCATATTTTCAAACCTCGCATTATCTGAAATCATCGTTTCATACTAATCTATTTAGCTTTTTCATATCTTCATTCATAAATCCAATAGCATTAAGCGTTATTGCAATTCCCTTGGCATATCCCCTATAATTCCACGCTATTGTTTCTAACACATGTCTTTCTGATGTTTCCGTACATTTTGCTGCATTATCAAATGCTTCTTTTGATTTGTTTACATTTCGCAATGCCTCTTCCACTAATTTTTCACATTTAATAATTTCTAATCGTTCCATAAAATCCTCCTTTGAAAATCTTGTTTCATCTATTTTCATCTCTATCTATTTCTTCTATTAGTTCTTTCTTTGTATGACAAGAATAATCAGCACAACCTGTCTGCATATTAATTGCTTGCCACCATATACAATGGTCTGGATGATGATACCCACAATTTAATAATTCATATCCTTTGTATTCATATCTTCCAGCATGAATCCGTTTTGGTTTAACCATTTAATAGCACCCTTTCTTTTTGTTAAATCAGTCCATGTTCTTCCATAAAACTCTTACTATATTCATATTTGTCCTGACAATATAACCGAATATCTTCCAGCGTAATTCCCATGTCGAGCAAATCCAAAAAGAAATCAAGTTCATCTATCTGAATTTCGCTTGCATTTGCAAATCTAGCAGAGATTTCTTCTCCTAGATCAATATCATCTTTTCCCTCTATCCATACGGTATTATCATCATTTGCTAATGCTAATGCAAATAATGCAACTTCTCCTTTATAATCATTCAATTTAACTTCTGCCTTTGGGCTATAATTTTCTAACTGTTTGATTAATCTTTCTACTGTCATTTTTCATTCTCCTCTTAAATCAAATCATCAATCTCGATCACGTCTGGATGGTCACTAAACCATGAATCATTTTCCACAATCTTTTTCAGCTCAATAAAATCTATTTCAGAATCAAAACAGTCATTATGTTTTAAATAAGCTGCCTTTACTTTTTCTCTTGCATCTTCATAAGATTCTGCCTTAACCATTCCGACAGCCAATTCTTCAATTCTGTATGCATACAAATTTGTAATATCCATTAAATCACTCTCCATTCTCAAATAATTCATCACCGGAAAAATCAGTCATATCTTGTAAAACAGTATGAGCAAATTCTTCTGCATATTCTGACCATATTTTATCTTGTAATTCTTCTGAATTTAATTTTTCAAGTCCATAATCTTTGACGAATTTCTTGACCAGATTTTTCATTCTATAATCATAATTTTCTTCAACTGTATGAATATGCATAACTTACACCTCCTATTGTTTTTCAATTTTACATTCTTTAAAATAATCTCTTGCTTCTTTCCAATTTAAAAATCTACCAAGATATATTACATCGGAATCGTTTTGATCGCCTTTCTTACCAATACGAATTCCCTTTTTATTCTTGTCATATGCATAATCTTCCCACATTCTATTACTACCTCATACATTATCGAAAAAACTTTCCGCAAGATTTACATGACCTTGTGCTTCTTCTAGGAAATCATTTGTTGTATAACAATTTCCCAATACATTTTTTATTTCCATTTCCGTCAAAAAGTCTGTTTCAATATCAATGTCATTTAAGAATATATCTGGAATATAGATAATATTCTCCGCATTGTTCAGATCAAATTTTCCTTTATAGATGATACAATCTTGACCATCTGAAAATTCAAACAAATCTTTCAGACGTTTTCCACATTCAAGTTCCTTTCTAAGGATTTCTCTTGTCATAAGATACCTCCTTCCTTTATTTCACCATCATACAAACCTTTGTGTTAAGTTCTCTGTACTGATTTACCGCATTTTCCAATGCTTTAATACTTTCTTTGTCGTATACTTCTTTCATGTTCTTGTTTGTCTGTCTGATAAGACACAACATAGCATCTGAAAGAATATATAATTCTTTGTCTGTAAAAATATTTTCCATAACTCAAACCTCCTCATAATCCTCAAGTAATTCTTTCAAATTTCCTTTTCTCCATCTATGTAAACATCCATCTCCAGTTAAGTTTTTTACTGGTTTTGGTAATGGCTCTCCTGAAAAGACATTCCTTTCCCAATACATATACTGTTTAACGGTATTGTGGTAATGTCCATCATTATGCACCTCAATATACTTATTATTATTCCGTTTATTCCTATATACTTTTACGACCGTCTTCATAAAATCACCTATTCTTCATTTTCTCTAAAGTACATTTCGTATTTAATCCCTGCTTCTTTCAGTTTCCATCCAATCCAATCTCCGTAAGCCCAACACTCTTCTTCAACTTTTGGATCATTCCAAAAATCATCAAAAGCCTTTTCTACCACTTCTTTTGCCTTATCAAAATCTTCATCGTTTACCAATATAACTAAATCCATCCATAGGTTCATATCGGAATAAAGATTAATACATTTACGTTCTGTTATCATAATTGCACCTCCACAATTTCAATTTCGAAATCATCAGGATCATATTCGATGTCTTCAATATACCAGTCATTCATGTATTCATCTTTTGCATCATTGGCAGCTTCTTCCGCCTCATTATAAGAGCAAAATAATCCCCAATCAAAATCAGAACTATCTCTTAACCATCCACCATCATAACTGATAATGTATTTATACATATTAATATCCCTCCAATCGTTTCCATCCACCGTCAATCTTTTCCCATGCAGTAGGGTTTAAACCATACAAGTTTACTTTAAACAGCTCATTATATCTTTTGTCCATCTGCTCTTTAGTATCAAACTTTTCTTCATGATTTAAGTTCCCTTTATCTGCACCTGTTAAATTATAAATTCTTAACTTGTACATAATTTCTCCTAAATGCAGTCTGCAAACAATCTACATATCATTTTCTTGTTTCTATATGTTCTCCGTTTCCGTGTTATCTTATCTATGACAGTAATGCTTAGTTCCTTTGTAAGAGGATTTTGATTAAACACTATCTGCTTTCCGTTTTCATCTTTTAGTAACATCGTTATCACTCCTTCAACTTTGGACACAACCCAAGACCACCATCAATTTCAGGTACTCTTCTAAATGATTCTCTGTGTGGACATTCTTCTCTTTTGCATTCTGGACAATAACATTTCTTGAATTCTTCATAACTCATTTTCCAGTTTGTTTCTGCAAATCTTTCTCTTGTCATCATATTAATCCCATCTTCTTTATAAATTTTTCTTTCCGTTTCTGTTCAATCTGCTCTACTTTATTTGGAAGATTGTTATACATTTTTGCATATTCATTTGATTCTGATTTTTTATTTGAAAAGCTTCCAGAAATCGGAACATACGGAAATCCTTTTTTATGTGCATACCACATACCTGATTTCATATCTTTTGAAACTATATATCCTAGCATCCCAATTCATCTCCTTTATAATTTTCCAAGAATCCACTGTTCTGCAAAGTCAAGTACAGCTTCAGGAAGATTAGGTTCTTCACTGTAATTGAATGTATTTCCAACAAGTGTTGTTTCGACTTCTGTTTCTTCCTGGTATGTAATTTTATATGTTCTCAACTTTCCAATTTCTCTTATCAATTCGATCCTTAATACATTAATTCCCATTTTTAATCCTCACTTTCTATTGCACTAATCATATTTCTACCTTCTAGTAGTCTTCATCAATACATTCATCCGCTTCGCTATAATATTGACCATCATATCCTTTTTCCATTAATTTCTCCCAACAATCATAGCACACCAATCTAAAAGTAATTCCATGACAGTCTCTTGTAAAATTCATATCATTTCTTTCTACTTCTTTTCCGCACACTGGACAAATTCTCATATCTTTTTCTTCCATATTTTTATTCCTTTCTATTGTATATTTCTCTATCTTCCGTTCTTGAAATCGTTCTTTCATACAACTTCTTTCCAATAAATTACCTTTTTATATCCGTCTGCCTGCAAGATATGAATTTCCTCGTTTTTTTCAAGGTTGTAACGATTCCTAAAAAATTCCTTTAATCCCTCTTCTCTTTCCGATCTCCACAGCTCATCATGAGTGATTATATCTCCAAACTCTTCATCTTCTGTTTTTACAGTAATATCAGAAATCTTTCCAAAAAACATTGCCTCAAGCAAATCTGTATTAACATCTCCCTTAATGATATAATCTTGCCAATCTCCCTGGTTGTATCCTCTAATTGTTCCGATTTTAAATACATCTTTTGGATAAAGTAACTTGATCACATCAACAAGAATGTCTTCTGTGCGTATGCATTTGTCGTAAAGCTCTTTTAATTTTGCTTTTACTCCATCAGATACGTCCGTTGGATACTCGTCATAGCAATCAATATTATTCAATATTTCTTTCGCTTTCTGATACCACTCTGCTCCTGTACACCCACAATAATCTCTATTACCATCAAGAACTACCTGCTCCTCAAAATTTTCACACCCACAATAATCTTTCCAATATTGATCGCAGTTATATAACCACCATATTCCATCGCCCGTGTTGTCTATTTTGATTTCTGTCATAACTAACCAACCTCACTTTCTATGCTATCTGCCTTACTATATCTTCAATGTCTCCGTTCATTACAATCACTGCATCTTTGTTATCAGGATGTTCATTCATAAAATCTCTCAATCCTTCAAACTGCTTATTATCTGCATTTTCGATCATCTGTTTTACATTTTTGTTATGCAACTTAATCAGATAAACTTTCTCATAATACTGTTTGAATAAGAGATTTTCCTTTGTGCAATATTGTTTAATTAACTCAATCTGTCGTTGTTCTTCTTCTTTGATTGCTTCAACTCTTGCTTTTTCGTTAATTTCTGCCTGTTCTTTTCGCTTGCGATTTCCAATCAGATGATTAAACAATGAATCTGATGCACATAAACTTTTATAAACCGCCTTTTCAATGTCGTATTCATTTGGTTTATCTTTTTCAATCCACCACAAGAAATTGTCGATTGTTCTATCGAAATTCTCTTCAAAGATACATCTATTTCCGAGCTGAATATCCAAAAGATTGTTTCCGTCTTTGTCTATTCGTAGCATTGTAAAGACGTTTTCATCCGGTTTATCAGGATAAATACTCCAAGTATATCTATCCTGTTTTACGTATACGGTCATTCCATACGCTTCATAAATCCGTTTCTCTTCGTTCTTCAAATATACAAGTCCCATTCTGTTCTCCCTTCTAACAAATAAGACAGATACATTTCTGCATCTGCCTTATTATTCTCTATGTTAATCAATCTCATCACATTCCATTACATCAACATCCCAATCAAGTTCATCAATCGGTTTGTTCCACAAACAATTGTCATCTGCAATGTAATTCATAACCTTTGCAAAATCCCTTGCTCTCAGGCTTTCCATTTCTTCTGTAAATTTATAAGTTGCTTTCATTGCATTATCAGTTTCGTAAATATAAATATTAATTGTGTTATCACTATTTACATTGGCTTTAATAAAACCCATTTCACTTTTATGAAAAATGAAAAACTCGCACAGTCTATTATTACAGTTCCAATCAAAAGGTGTACTATCATTACCATTCATGTAATAAATTGCTCCGTTTGCATCAAACATATCATCCGTTACATTAGGATACATATTTCGTGCAACCTTAAAAATCCTTTCAATTTCTCTTTTAAATTCGTATCCATTCATATTATTTTTCCTCACTTTCTTTTGGAGTGATGATGTTTTCAACATTCGACTTAATAAGATCCAGAAGTGCATTCAAACTTCCATCTCCAAAAGTCCAACAATATTCGCATTCATAATCCCAAACATGCCCTGGTGTAATTCTAGATAAATCCGTATCTCCTTTTAATCTTGCATATCTTCTGATATTATCAACATCAACTTCCGTTTCTGCGTTGAAAATTTCAACATAACAGTCGCATGAACATTCTTCAAAGATATCAGAATGCATCACATTTTTCTTATGAAGTCTTTTAAGCTTTTTACTTACAACAAATATCGCAGATTCTTCATACTTTTCACATTCTTCTTTTGTGCTAAACACTTCTTCATCTTCAGCAACATATTCTGTTCTTACTACTACTTCTCTTGTTTCTTTCACTTCGTTAATTCTCATTTTTCTACCTCTTTCTTTCCATTTGAAACTAATATTTCATTTACTAATTTTCTTCCTCATCCTGATATGCGAGGTTCAATCTGTACTCTAAATCAAGTATAGATTGTCTAATTTCGATTATTTCATCCTCGCTTGCGTTTGCATCGACTAGACAACAATAATCTTTTCTAAGCTCTTCTATTTGTCTTTTAATAAGCCCAGGACTCTCATAGTCTCTATACATTTTCTCACCTCTTTTTCTGCGATTTTCATTTTCTCCAAATCAACATCTTCTTCCACTTCTACAATTCCTCTGTCTTCAAGAACTTCCTGTACCCATTCTTTTGCCTTCTCATCATTTTCTGATTCATGTACAGCATACACAATTTCTTCTACTAGCATTTTCATGCTCTTTTTTGTTAAATAGTACATAACAGCTCTCCCTTCTAAATTACAATTTCCTGCTAATTTTCATACCACTGAAATGCACAATCATACATCATTTTGCCTGTTATTTGGTCTTTAAATGTGGGACAATGCCAAGCCATTCTATAATCATGTGCCTTACACCATTCTTCAATTACCTTTGTTGTAAGTGGTGTTACATATACATACAAGTCAGAACAATGATGATCCATTTCTTCTTTTGGATAACCTGCTTCAATTAACATTTCCATCAATGTTTTCTGCATAATTCTTCACCTCGTCACTTTCTAGCCTTAATACTAAATCAAGCACTTTATCTCTCCATTTGATATGTTGAACCGCCTTACGCAAGGTTTCTTTTTCACCAAATTCATCTGGGATAATATCAATTCCATATTCTACAAGCTGCTTTGTTGCTTCAAGTAGCAATTCTCTTGACTGTGCATCAGGACAATATCCCTTTCCTCTTGGATCTGCAATTCCTGCTTTGACATATTTTGGATAACATAAATCAATAAACCGTGGCAGTTCATTATCTAAATCCATCATGTAAGTCATGCTTGGTTCGAGAATCCGTTTTGGCTTTCCATCCCCACCTCTTTTCTCCCTTATTTCTGCGACTTCTTCCGTTTCATAGAACTCATTTTCTGCGAGAATCCTTCTTTCAATTTCTTCTGCATTTTCTTTTACCGTTTCATATAATGCTTTTGCATTGAAGTAATTGCTTTTTAACTTCGCAAGAAACTTTCTATCGTAATTAATCTGTGGTAACATATTACTCACCTTCCTTTTAAATCAAAAACATTCTCTGATATTCTGGATTTATTTTGTGATTAACGAAAATTGGTTTTCCGTTATCAATAGTCACAGCTCCCCAAGGATCTGTCATGAGTGGATTTTTCTTCCATCCTTCAGGTATTTCAGATACAACTTTTATACCTTTTTCTTTTGCAACTTCCATCACATGTTCGATTTTCTTTTCGGTTGCACTTTTGCCTTTAGCTGCTTCAAACAGCTCTATACATGCTTCAATGATTTTCTTTCTATTTTCCTCTGTATCTTCAAGCAACCAATCAAAGTTAATTACATTTCGCTTACCATCATCGCTTAACTTTTCCGTTGGGTTATATATGCCATAACAGCTATTTTCTGAATCATGTACATAAGTATGACAACCAATATAAGTTTCCATAACTTTGTCTGTACAACCATCCTTATACCAAAGATAAGGAAGTGAGTTCTTGCCTCCTGGATTTTCACAGTGTACAATTTCTATCACCATTGTTTCCTGTTTTGCATTTTTACCTATTACATGTACCCATGTACTACCAAAATCTCTTTTTTCAATTTCATACTTCATCATATCAACAACCTGCCTTTCTAACTTCTCCAATTTTTTGTTATCGTGTCATACAAAGCTCCGTTTGCATCCTGGTATTCGTCATCTTCTGAATATGTAAACATATAACACTTATGTCCACTGATATTTTTCGTTTCTCTTTCTCCATGCAACACTGCATATCTTTCTCTAAAACTTGCACTATCACACATTTCTCTCATTTCTTCATCTCGCTTTGGATTTTCACAAGCTGCTTGTACACAGCCATATAACCATCCATTGAGATAATCAATGTTATAACAATACTGTCTCCATGAATCTGAATCATCAGTGAATACATAGAAACTTTCTCCGTCATCTCCTCGCTTAATCCGTGGTTTACCAAAGTTTGCAATAAATGCCATCAAGTTATCTATAATAATTTCCATTTCATTTTTTGTGAAATCGTACATAATTCGTTCCTCCTTGTAAATAAAAATAGGCAGCTAGGTATTTATTCTCCTAACTGCCTTTGCGGTTACATTATTTTGTCTTGAATTCTTAGTTTCAATGGATTTATTTTATCCATTCAGCTCTTTGTAACTGCAACAATTCCTCATCAGATATATCAAATGTATAATACCCTTTGTATCTTCTACGTTGCTCATAATCGAGTTCACAAATATTGCAATGGTAGTCGATTTCGCCATAATTTACAGTATACTTCCAATCTTTATTTTTTCGCACATACCATCTGAACCAATTTGGTATTCTGATATAATGAGCAACTCGATTTTCTTCATTATGCAAAACCAGCCATCGTTTGAAAGCACTTCTCATTGTATGTTGCATATTATCATTTCCTTTCCAAATCAAATGAAACACGTATTTCTATTCTCCATCATAAAACACCATTGGAAAAGCAAATTCTTTAAAATGGTGTTTTTTAATCCATTCATGTGCTTCTTCGCTTGTTTCAAATCCACTTTTAACACATGTATCTCCATTATCATTTAACCACTCAACTCTATACATAAATTCTCCTTTTCCTTGAAATGTTGCTTTCTTTATGCGTTCTGCAAAATTTTCCCAAGTTCTCCTGCTTGGTTAATTGCACAAATTGCTGTTGCCTTTGAATCTTCCGAACCATTTTTCCGTGTAAAATGGTTTACAAGATATACCTTGTCAGGCATTTCCTTTCCATCAACAGTATAGTGACCAACCTCTACAGTTGTTGTGTCGCTTAATTTTCCGAGTTCCTTTGTCTTTGTGTACTTAAATTCTTTTGCCATTTTATTCCACCATTCCTTTCAATGTCTCTAAATATTCCGCAAGTTCTTTTCTGCATTTCTGTAGCTCACACCTTATGTCTTTTGCATCATTTTTATAATGAGATGCGAGATTATCAGAAAATTCTTTGACCTTCTCATAAGACTCTTCATTAAACTTTATCTCTCTTACAAGCTCGTCCTCTCTTTTGAGCAACATCAACAATGACCTTTCCATTTTATTCTTCCCCCTTGAAATTGTATTCCGGATAAACATCCCCTATATTCCATCCCTCTTCAAACCAACAATGGTCTGAAATCTTTGGTATATCCACAATGATGTGATCTGCAAAGGTCTCTTTTACTGTACCTTTATAAAAGATACCATCAAGCCTACATTTTACATTTTGTCCCTCTTTGAATAAATGTGTTAAATTTGCCATTTGAATCCCCTCATCAATCCTTTAAGTTGTATTCTCTACTAAGTCTCTTTGCGATTCCACCACATATCTCTTTATTATGTACTGGAATTGAAAGAGACTGTTTCCGTTCCCAAATCTCGTGTCCGGTATTTGACCGTGAGAACTGGAAACCATTCTTTTTTAGCTTCTTACGAAAATCATTCGTAGAAACTGGTTGCAATCTTCTACTCATTTTTTCTTCTCCTTTCTATATATTTTTTCTGCATTAGACCACCTTAAATTCCTTGAGGATCAAGTTCAAGAGTTCTTGGCTTTCCGTTCCACCGTTCTCAGAATCCTCTTTAACACGGTCATGTCTTCGGAAAGCTTTCCTCTCCTTTTTGACCGTGTGAACTCCTGGAACATCTCCATTGAAGAGTTGTTCAGCTCATGTTCTGTCATTTTGCATTTCCAATGGTTGTTGGAATATGATGCAAGCTTTTTAAAAAATGATAAGTCTAACATTTTAATCTCCCTTTCTTTTTGTGTTTGGTTAATAGTTACATTAATATAGCCAAGAGAGCTATATTATTTTATTCTCTCTTGGCTATACTGTCTAACTATTATATGTATATATTTAGACTGCTTTCGCTTTTGCTTTCGTCTTTTTTGTATTTTTATTGGTAATAAAAGGATTTTCCATTTCGTATTTAACAATCTGAGATAGAAAATCGAAAATCTGTGCCTGTGTTTTTGTCATTATATTATCTACAAAGAATTCAGTTCCTTTGCATTTTCGAACCAATATCTCCTCCATTTCTTCTGTTCTGCCTTCATAGTATGCATACATTGATTTCAATGCACGAATAATCTTTGCTGTGTATGCTTTTCCGTTATATGTATCTGCATATCCGTTCCATTCAAGATCGCCCAACAATGAAAGCATAGAATCAAGCAACTCAGATTTTTCTCCTTTTACTAACTTGATTCCATCTGAAATTGATGTAAATGTTCCGACGACATTTTCCGTTTCGTCATCTCCTTTTACTGCAACATTGTGTTTTTTACAAATATCGTGTAATGCTACATATTCAGGTTTCTTTGCTGCTAATGCTGCGTGGTATATATCCATAGGCTGCATTTTTGCTCTGTCTTTCGACTGGCTTAAGAATAGTTCGATTGCATCTTCAAGAGAGCATTCCATAACTTCTACGACTACACTCTCTTTCTTTGCCTTGAAAGCACCATAAATTCTGTGCTGTCCATCAATACAAAGAAGAATTCCATTGTAGAGCAAAACCTTTGGTTCATCCCATTTGTATGAATTATAATTATTTCCAATGGAATAAGCTCTTTCGAGCTTGATTCTTCTCTGCCAATCTGGAATATGAATTTGCATTGGATCTATAACCATAAGTAGTTTATCTCCAATCCGTGAATTATTCTTCGCAGTTTTTACCAAATTTTTGATTAACAACTTTTCGTTTTTACCTGTGAACTCATTGCTTTCCCTTACTTCCTGCATTTCCTTTTCTGCTTCTTTCGCTTTTAAATAAACTCTTTTACACATAACATCTTCCTCTTTTCTTTCTTGTTTTATTTTTTATTTTGCATTTGCGGAATTTTCCGCATAAAAATAACACCCTACGTTGTGTAAGGTGTTATGATTTTGATTATTTAGTTTTTTGAGATTCAATTTCTTCCTTAGCTTTAATACGCTCATGTTCCAATAAATCCCATTCTTTTTTAAATTCAGGATCTTTGAGCTGTTCATTAAGAAATTTTTGAAATTCACTTGGTTCTAATGCCTCTAATAACCCAGTTGTTGTATCACGAAAAAATATATTTTCTTCACTTGATGCTGTTTTTATTAACGTTTGTACGGTTTTTTCAATTTTCGTTTTCTCTTCTCTGGAGAAACATTCTGGATTATTATACATACCTTTTTCGTTTACTACATAATACATCCTATATAGTGTATTTGTCAATACAAAATCCGTGTTTCTTCTATAATAATGTATATGAAAATTCTTTCAGGCTGTTCTGCCTTTTCAGTTTTCGCTTCTGGTTTATACCGTGAATCACAGAACTCCTTTGCCTCCCGTAATTCTTTGTCATCCATCAGACAATAGAATCTCTTATATGTAGTACAGTCTTCAATAACTGTATCAATATGATTTCTCTTGCAATACTGCTTAAACCGTACATATCTTTCTTTGCTGATTTCAAAAATTCTCTGTTTTCTCATTGTTTTAATCTCCTTTTTAAACTCTTAATTTATAATCTCTCTTATAGTCAAGTCCTGTGCAATGTGTTCCAATTCTCCCATCATCCCACTGAACAGTTACACTCTGTAAGTGCGATTTGCCTTGTACAGTTTTATAATGAGACTCAAGAACCTTGTATGCTTGATGCCAATATCCGCACCAATACCATTGACCAGGTGTGTACTTGTCTGCCTTTGTTACTGGAATAACAGATTTGTATTTTCCTTTTTCCAATAATTTTTTTAAATCATAACTCATCATTTTTTGCCTTTCTCCTTTCTTTTATAACATTT